AGGCAACCGGCAAGGTAGCTGCCGTCAGCCAGGTGTCGGCCAATGCCGGCATTGCCGGCGCTGCCGCGACTGCGTCGGCTGCCGCTATCCCGCTCGTCGGCTGGATGTTGGCGCCGGAAGCTGGTCTTGCGGCGTCGGCCGCAGCGATGGCGTACATGCCGATGGCTTCGGCCTCGGGCGGGTACGACATCCCGGCTGGCATCAATCCACTTGTGCAGACGCACGCGAAGGAAATGATTCTGCCGGAGAAGCACGCCGACGTGATCCGCCAGATGGCTGACGGCGGTGGCGGCGGCTCTGGACAAACGATCAACTACCACGACCACAGCGGGAGACTCAGCCCGGCGGACATTAAGAGAAATGTCCGGGTGATCGCGGAAGCACTCAAGGACCACGCGAAGAAATCATGAGCAATGTTTTGTTCCCGGACCTTCCGGGCTTGGAGTGGGGCGCCGCCTGGTATCCCACGTTCCACACAATGATCCAGACGGCGGCCAGCGGCAAAGAGTACCGATCCTCGCTGCAAGCCAACCCGACTTACGTAATCGAGCTGAACTATGAATTTATCCGCCACGGCGCCAAGCAGGAGCTGCGCCAACTGGTGGGCTTCTTCATGGCACGGCGCGGCAGCTTCGACAACTTCCTCTTTCGCTTGGACGACGACTGCTCGGTGACGGGCCAGCTGGTCGGCACCGGCGACGGCGCTACTCGCTCGTTTCAGCTGGTGCGGGCGTTCGGCGAGTTCGTTGAGCCGGTGCAGAACATCGACCAGGTGCTGAAGGTGCAGATTGGCGGCGTGGATTGCGCGCCATCGGACTACACCGTCTCGGACACGGGGCTGCTGACCTTCGGCAACGCGCCGGGGCCGCTGCCGATCACCTGGAGCGGCAGCTACTTTTATCGCGCTCGATTCACGGCCGACGTGCAGGAATTCGACCGCTTTATGCAAAACCTGTGGAGCGCGCAAACCGTTTCACTTACCGGAACTTTGGGAACCAGAATATGAGAACAGCTTCACCTCGCCTGGTGGCGATGTTGGGCAGCGCGATGTTCGTCAAGTGCAACTTGCTGACCTTGACGCTGTCGACGGGCCTGAGCTACTACATGACCGACGCCGACGTCGACATCGTCGCCAATGGCGAGGTCTACAGCAGCAGCGGACCATCGTTCCAGGGCGCGAAGTACAGCCTGGTGCGTGGAATGCAAGTCAGTACGCTGGACCTGAAAATGCTGGTCACGCAGGCCGACCGCATCGCCGGCGTGCCATGGGCGCTGGCCGCCCGCTCGGGCGCGCTGCGCAATGCGCAAGTGGTGATCGACAAGGCGTTCATGCCGGCGTGGGGCCAGCCGGCCGAGACGCTGACGGTCTTCACCGGCTACGTCAACGAGAGCGAGGGCGGCGAGCTGGATGTTACCTTGAGCGTGGTGTCGGACAGCAATCGGCTGAACACGCCGATCCCGCGCAGCGTGTTCCAGGCGAACTGTATGCGGACGTTGTACGACGCCGGCTGCGGCGTGCCGCGCGACCCGTACACGTTCCCCTCGGGCGTGCAGGACTCGCCGAACCGCTACACCTTTACGTCCGGCCTGGCCGAGCCGGACGATTATTTCTCGATGGGCGAGCTGATCTTTGAAACCGGAGACAACGCCGGCGTGCGCCGCTCCGTCAAGTCCTACCTGGGCGGCGTGTTCCAGCTGTCCTATCCGTTGTCGTTCGATCTGGCGCCTGGCGATCAGTTCATCGTGCGCGCCGGCTGCGACCGCACGCGCGGGCCGAACGGCTGCGCGAAGTTCAACAACCTGCCCAACTTCAAGGGCACGCCGTACATCCCGCCACCGGAGGCCGCCGTATGACGCCGGAACAGCGTCAAAACGTCGTACAGGAGGCGATCAGCTGGCAGCGGACGCCGTACCACCACCAAGGCAATTTAAAGGGCGTGGGCGTTGATTGCGTGATGTTCATGATCGAGGTCTATCGGCGCTGCGGCCTGTTGTCCGACTTGGTCGACCCTCGACCCTATTCGCACGACTGGCACATGCACCGCAGCGAGGAAGTTTATCTCGGCGGCGTCGAGCAGCTGGCCGACCGCGTCGACGTGCCGCAGCCGGGCGACATCGCGCTGTTTCAGTTCGGCCGCTGCGTCAGCCACGGCGCCATCGTCATCAAGTGGCCGCTGGTCATTCACTCGTACCTTGAGCATCGCGCGGTGGTGCTGACCGACATCAGCAAAAGCGTGGCCCTGACAAGTCGGCTGCGCGGTTTTTACACGTTAAAGGTATAGCATGAGCGGTTTGTTTTCATCGGGCAGCGTCAGCAGCACGGCGCCGGTAGTCGCGTCGATTCAGTTGCAGACATCGGCATACGGCCGGCCTATGACATGGATATTTGGCCAGCAGCGCGTCGCGCCCAACCTGATCCAGTACGACGACTTTACGGCGACGCCGCAGACATCGACGCAGCGGACCGGGAAGGGTGGCGGCAGCAGCACGACCACGACCGGCTACAGCTATTCGGTGGCCGCGATCATGGCGCTTGGCGCCGGCGCCGTCGATAGCGTCGGCAAGGTCTGGAAGGATAAGGACACCACCACGCTGGGCGACCTGAAACTTGACTTCTACGCCGGAGACCAGCAGCAGGAACCCTACCCGTATTTCGTTACCAAGCATCCCGACCGCGCGCTAGCCTACCGTGGTATCGCATACGTGGCCAGCGGGTCGTATGACCTTGACACCAATGCCTCATTCGGCAACCACACTTTCGAGGTGCAGGCGGTCGGCAGCATCGGCCAGCGGTATGCGGGATCGAATGTGCCGGACGCCGAGGTGGCGGACGTCATCACGGCGCTGCTGACCAACACGGAATTGGGCGTGGGGCTCGATCCTTCGGCGGTGGGCGACCTGAGCGCCTTCCGCAGCTATTGCCTTGCAAACTCCCTTTGGGTGAGCCCGGCGTACACGCAGCAGCAGGGCGCATTCGATTACATCAAAAATCTGCTGACCATCGGCTTCGCTGATTGCCTGTACTCCGGTGGCCAGTTCAAGGTCGTACCGTATTCGGACGTCGCGGCGGCCGGCTCGCTGGCCACCTACACGCCGACCATTGCGCCGGTGGTGGATTTGGGCGCCGATGACTTCATTGACGACGGCACCAACGACGCCATACGGATCACGCAGAAGTCGGCGGACGAGTCGTACAACCATGTGCAGGTCAAATTCTCCGACCGCGCGAACGACTACAACGACAACATCGCGGAAAGCTTCGACGACGCCGACATTGATCTGAACGGCCTGCGCACGATGGACGTGACCGAGCTGCCCGAAATTGCCGACGCGGCCGTGGCGCAGAAGGTGGCCGACTACATCCTGCATCGGTCCCTGTACATCCTCAATACCTACGTGTTCCGGCTGTCTTGGAAGTTCGTCAGGCTTGAGCCGATGGACGTGGTCACGCTGACCTACCCGAGCATGTTTTTGGACCAGACGCCGGTGTTGATTACCGACATCGAGGAGGATGACGAAGGCCTGTTGACGATCACGGCCGAAGACTACCCAATCGGCAGCAACAAGCATTCGTCGCAGTCCGTGCCGGATTCCGGCGGCGGCACGGCGCCGAATTACGCCGTGGCGCCGGGCGATGTCACCACTCCGCTGATGTTTGAACCGCCGGCCAAGCTGACCAACAACGATTCCCAGCTGTGGATGGCCGTTGCGGGCGGCGTGAACTGGGGCGGCTGTGTCGTCTGGGCTTCGACCGACGACAAGAGCTACCAGCGCATCGGCACGGTGAGCGCCAAGGCCCGCTACGGCAGTCTCGCGGCGCCGCTGGCCGCTGGCCTCGCGGTCGATACCGTCAACAAGATGGCGGTGGACCTGACGCTGTCAGGCGGCCAGATGCAGGGGGCGACGCAGGAAAACGCCAACGACCTGCTGACGACGTGCTACGTGGACGGTGAGTACATCGCGTATGCCAACGAGGCCTTGACCGGGCCGAGCGCCTACAGCCTCTCGTATCTGGTGCGCGGCGCCTACGGCTCCGACATTGCGGCCCACGGTCAGGGCGGCGCGTTCGCCTTTCTGGACAACGCGATCTTCCGCTATTCCTATCCGAGCGACTGGGTGGGGAAAACGTTGTGGTTCAAGTTCGCCAGCATCAACCTGTTCGGTGGTGGCTTGCAGGACTTGTCGCAGGTACAGGCTTACCAGCACACGCTGTTGGGCGCCGAAGTCACGGCGGCCGCGTACCTCAACGCCATCCCGCGCGTGCTGGGCATACAGCTGGACTGGGGCTTGCCCTCGGACAGCGCAGCGCATCTGCAATGCACTGAGCTGTGGTCAAGCGTAACGCCGCACCTGAGCGACGCGACGAAGGTTGATTCGCTGGCCGCGCCGCAGAACTCCTACACGCTAACCGGGTTGGGCGCCGGCGTGACGCTGTACTTCTGGGTGCGCCTGATTGACCGCATGGGCAATGCTGGCGGTTTCTTCCCGACCGGCGACGGCGTGGAGGGGCAGACCAGTACCGACGCTACGGAAATCCTCAGTTACCTTGCCGGCGAGATTGGCAAGACGCAGCTGGGGCAGGACGTACTCGGCCCGATTGAGGACGCGCAGGCGCTGCTCGGTCCGGTAATCGATCAGGTCAACGCGCTGCTCCACGGCGGCCAAAACGACGACCTCGCCGCCACGCAGCTGCTGGGCATGATTAGCGCCGACAAAGCGCTGAGCGATGCGCGCACTGCGTTGACGGCGAGCGTCGGCGCAGTCGCCGCGCAGGTTGCGACCGAGACGGACCAGCGCACGACGGCCACCGACGCGCTGGCCAGCCAAATATCGAGCGTCGCCGCAACGACCGACGGGAATACCGCGCTGATCCTGCAAGAGCAGGTCGCGCGCACGACCGCCATCGACGCGGTGTCATCGTTCTTGCAGACTGTGGCCGCCACGGTGGGCCAGAACACGGCCGCGATACAGACCGAAGAAACAGCGCGGGCAAGCGCCGATTCCGCAATGTCATCACGCATAGACAGCGTGCTGGCGACAACGGGCCAGAACACTGCCGCCATCGTGTCCGAACAGACCGCGCGGACAAGTGCCGATGGCGCGCTGTCCACGCGGATCGACAGTGTGCTGGCGTTATCGAACGGGAACACGGCAGCTATCCAAAGCGAGCAGTCGGCGCGCACCAGTGCTGACGGCGCGCTGTCGTCGCGGATTGACACCGTGACTGCAACGGCAAACGGCGCCACGGCATCGGCGCAGGCCGCGTCTAACGCGATTGCCTCCACCAATGGGCAACTCGCCGC